ACACCCACAGGTGTTACCCTTGTTGTTGCGGCAAGCGATACTCTTGCAGTAAGAAGAACTACAGCAGATTACCTTTGTGATGGCGCAGCCGATGAGGTTCAAATTAATGCTGCCATGACTGCCTTACCTGCACATGGTGGTAGGGTTATTCTTCTTGACGGAACCTTTACCCCCGCTGACCCTATTTCAGTTCCAAAAAATAATGTTACTCTTGAGGGTCAAGGTGATTCAACTTTTATTGACGGCGATGGATTAGCCAGTGGGGAACATGCCATATTAGTTCCGGCTAGGACTGGCTGTACTATTAAAAATCTACGTATACAAACTCAGGATGGCGGAACCAAGACCTGTCACTGTATTTATGTTACAGGGGTTTCAAGTGGTCTTGGTATATATGAAGTAACCATTACAGATTCAGATAGCGATGGTATCCATATTTTACCCGATAATGCCTATGACCAGCATATCCATAATTGCAATATTGACGATGCGGATGGCTACGGTATCTATGTTGATCCTCTGGGAACTAAATATACCTACAGGATGCATATAAAGGATTGTCTTGTGGTTGGTACGGGTAGTTCGGGAATCTTGTTTGGAGAGACCGGGGTTGGTCATTGGTATTGTGAGATTAACAACAATATAATATCTACTGCTGGGGGACATGGCATACAGGCTTATGAAATGGCCTATTCTGATTTTTCCAATAATATATGTGTCGGCAATACCTCTGCTGGAATACTCCTTAGTGGCGTTCATACCAGCATAGAAGGCGGGCAATACTATAACAATGGCGGTTCTGGCATAGAATTGGCTACGGCTGTTGAATGTAATATAGAAGGGAATGTTTGCACTGCTAATACTGGCAGTGGCATTACCACTGATGGGGCTTCCAACGTTACACTCATAGCAAGTAATCATTGTAGCGAAAATACACTAGATGGAATTCGTATTGGCGGTTTCAGGGATAATATTGTTGGTAACATCTCTCATAATAATCTTCTTCACGGCATCAATATTGGCAATTCTGACTGTGTGGTGAGTAGCAATCTTATCTATGATAATTCTCAAGGCGCCGCAGGGGTTTCTAATGGCATTGAGATAGGGAATGATGCTCACAGAACAATGGTAAGCGGTAACCATATTAACGATCCTGGTGATAGAACTGAAGATGGTATTCACTTCGTAATAAATGGGGCTGACAATTGCCTGATAATTGGAAACATCATCTATAATCTCATGGGAGATGGCATTAAAGTATTGGGCGGTAGCACGGGAACCGTGATTGAAGGAAATATCTGCGACAGTTTGGATGAGAACGGAGTGGTTGTTACGGATTCACTTGATTGTAAGATTAGCAATAATTATTGTGTCAATAATGATCACCATGGTATCTACCTTGACAATGCCGATAGAGCACTTGTAATAGGCAATACTTGCAAGGATAATGATAGGACAGACTCCGGCAATTATGATGGTATTTATGTGGATGCGGATTCCGCCTCATGTCTGGTAAACACTAATTATCTTTATGGCAATCATAGAAAAGGCATAACTGATTCAGGGACAGGGACCCATATTGAAGACAATGTAGGCGCAGATGAAACAGTGACGGGAGCAACCCCTGCCTTACAGCATTGGGGATATTCCTATATTGATACCAATGCCAATGATGTTGAAGCAACACTGGCAGCTGGTTCGCATCCGGGGCAAATAAAGACAATCGTTGTGACCGACCAGACGAGTTCTAATGATGGAGGGACTACCGTTGTGGTGGCAGCCCATGAGGACGGAGATGCTGGCACTTATACATTTAAAAACGTTGACGATATTTGTGTCTTTATGTGGAAGGGCACGGAATGGTGTTCTTTACATGAAGACTTAACACCGTAAACATTTAAGGAGGGCATTATGGATATAACCTTACATAAATTAGATGAAATTATAGGATTGCTTAAAGAAATAAAATTTCTTTTGGAACCTAAATATCAAATGACATTTGGAACATATTTTGTTCCTAACGATTTTGGTACATCAGATACAAATAGATGTAATTGTAGCGATTATAAAGCATTTGAATTTACAGCAGGATGGTACTGTCCTGTTCACGGTCAATGTTATTAAGGGAGGGCAAAATGTTGTACAGATCATTATTACTATTTAAACACGGTGGTACTTATGTACGCCCTGGCACAATCGTTGAGCTTGATAACAATGACGAGATCAAAAGGCTCAAAAATGCTAAGGCAATCGCCAGTTATGAAAAAAAGATAGAAACGGCTATGAGGCCAGAGGTTGAAACAAGGGATGTTAAGCCGAAAAGAAAAAGAGGGAGGCCTAAACAATGAAAAGATGGATAATGGCATTGGGCATAGTGGCAATTCTTTTTCTGCCTCTATCTGCCTCTGCAAATAACATAGCAGCTCTTCAAATCCTGCAAACTCAATTGGCGGTCCTTAAATGGGAATTTAATTATCATCAACAGAGAATATTAGTATTGCAATATCAAAAGGCTGAAATAGAAAGAAAAATAGTTGCTTTATTGAATAAAATAAAAAATGAGAAAGCAGAAGAAGAAAAACTCAGAGAATAAATATGGCTGATGTAGAGTTTGAAGATACTGGCGATGTTGTATTTGAAGACACAGACGATGTTGAATGGTATCCACCAAGTAAATTGCCTAGAATAATTTATTATTACCAAATGTTAGAGGCTGCATAATGGAATATATCAGGGAAAAAACCACATCTCAGGTTGTTTGTGGTCCTTTTATGACGACTGGGGCCTCGGCTTTAGCATCTGCCGTTGTTCTCACAACCGTTGATGAAGCAGTAATTCAGAAGCATGGCGTTACAGCTGTTGTAAGCGTAACTGCCGCAACATGGTCTACTATTACAAACCTGACAGGTTATTTCAATCTTGAGATTACAACTGGCATGTCTGATACACCCGGTAGGCTTGATTTATGTATAAGAGATGATGATGTATGCTTACCCTATACGAAATCTTTTATGGTCATAGGTGCTCAAGTCTATGATTCCCTTTGGGGTTCTTCAAGTGGAGCTTATCCATCTGTTAATGTAATGCAGATAAACTCCCAGGCATCGGCAGCCACGGCTTTAGAGGGGCACATATCGTCTATAATCGCTGGTATAACATCCATGAAGGCAGAAACCTCGGCTATTAAGGCCAAGACAGATAACCTTCCCGCTGATCCTGCTGACGATTCAGACATTGATACACAGCTTGCTGCGATAAAAGCAGAGACAGCATTAATCGTGGCAGATACGGATGAATTGCAAACTGATGACATTCCCACAGCACTTTCCGGTTTAGACACTAAAATAGATGCCGTCAAAGCTGAAACCGCTCTAATCGTAGCTGATACGGATGAACTCCAAACAGACGATTATCCTACATCCATTGCTGCCATCAAAACTGAGACAACGGCTATTAAGGCTAAGACAGATAATCTCCCAGTAGATCCGGCCTCTGAAACGAATGTAAATGCCAATGAGACAAAGATTGACGCTATCAAAGCTGAAACAGCCTTAATCGTAGAAGATACTGGCGAGCTTCAGGTTGATGACACTCCTACAGCAATTGCCGGGTTAGATACAAAGATTGATGCTATAAAAGCTGAAACTGCCTTAATAGTGGCTGATACGGATGAGTTGCAAACAGATGATTATCCCGCATCAATAGCAGCGATAAAAGCTGAGACAACGGCTATCAAATTAGCATTATCTACCATAAGCAGTACAGCCTTGATGGATAGCACTTATGAAGGAGATTACAAACTCAGAGATTATCTCCGCTTGAGTGGTGCCGTTCTATTTGGCTTATCATCTGGTGGTGATACGACAACATTAAGATTCAGGGATATGGCTGATACCAAGGATAGAATTATAGCTGAGGTATCTACTAAGGGTAATAGAGAAGTTATGACATTGGATCCTGCATAATGATAGAACAGCATTATTTAGAACATAGATATTACTTCCAAGAGCATTATTGGAACTCTGATTACTATCTATTGCGTATGCTTACCATGATACGTCACAGAATAATAAGATTAGTTGCTGAAGTGATTGAGAATTATAACACCAATGCAAACATTATAGAAAAATATGAGGTTGATATTTCGTGAGATTTAAACAGGGTGAAGAAAAGACAATTAAGTTTACCTTGACAGATAGCTCAGGCCATAGGGTTGATTTAACTGGTTCCAGTTTTACATTCGATGTGGCAAGGGATAAGCCGCATAACAAAGTGGTAATACAAAGACCTCATGCCACTTTTGATGAAACGAGTGTCGCCACAGGGGAAGTTATGGTTACATTGTTCGCCACGGATACAGATCAAATAGCGGGCAAATATACGGGAGAAATAAGGATTACTTTAGCTTCGGGGGCGATACATAAATCTACGGATATTGTTATCGAAATTGAAAATGCAATTACATCCGCAATAGCGAGTTAAGATGGAAAGTTTAAGTATCATTTTAGATGCAACAGGAGAGCCAGTTTCTGTTGGGGAAATAAGGGAACATCTCAGGATAGATTCTACCAGAGAGGATAGACTTTTAGAATCTTATACAAAGGCTGCAGTTTCCTATGGTGAGAATCATACCAAGCGTGACTTTATGGAAAAAACCAGAAAGCTCGTTTTGGATAATTTTAAGACAATTATTGAACTACCGAGACCTCCGCTTTCAACAGCGGCCTCTAATGTTTTAATTGAATATACGAATACAACTGGTGGTGCAGGAATCTGTGTTAAAAGTAGCATTAGCACCTGTAATTATGTGGTTGACTATAACAGTGAACCGGGACGAATTATTCTTGGCTATGGTTATACCTGGCCTGATGTGCAACCCATAAAAAATGCTGTCCAGATTACCTATAAAACCGGGTATGCCAATGATACGGTAAGCTCAAATGTAACCACACCAGAACCGATAAAGCAATGGATAAAGGTAAGGGTGGGACAGATGCACCAATTCAGGGAACCTGTGATTGTCGGTGAAACATTACGGTATATGAGGCGTGATTTTGTGGATGGTATGCTTGATCCCTATTTAATTATAAGCCATGAGAGCGGGCAGATATAATAAAAAGATAGATATTCATAATTATCACACAACCCGAAGCACGATAAGTGGGGAGCTTAAATCCACCTGGACTACATCGGCATCAAATATCTGGGCTAATGTTGAATATACTAGAGGAGACGAATCGTTTTTAGGGTCGATGGGCAAAAGGCTTGAACAGACAAATCGGGTTTTCACAGTCAGGTTCTCCTCTTTTACGTCTGCGATAGGGCCTGACGATAGAATAGTTTTTAAGTCTAAAAATTACGATATAAAGGCTGTTGAAAACGTAAATGAAGAAAATGTTGATATAAAGATATTGGGTGAGTTGATTGAGTGAATACGGAACGGTTGAAATCAAAGGATTAAGGGAGCTTGACAATAATCTTAGGCAATTACCCCTAAAGGTACAGAAAAAGGTTTTGCGACAAGCTGTAAGGGCTGGCGCTACAATCATTAGAAAGGAAGCAAGAAAGAATATAAAAGGACTAACATTTAAACGATCAACAGGAACCCTTGAGAAAAGTCTTATAATTGTAAAAGATAAGAGAAGCAAACCGTTTTTCCCTATTTTTGGGATTGGCCCCTCTTCAAAGGGTTGGTATGGGCATCTTGTTGAATATGGGTTTTATGCTACGGGTCCCAAAAAGAAGGGAATAACATACAAGGCAAGCAGAGAAAGGGCGAGGGCTGCTGGCAAACATACCCCCGCAAAACCCTGGTTTAGACCAGCATTTGATACAACTGTAAAGAAAGTCATTGATCAGATTGGCAAAAGATTGGGAATGGGGATTGAGAGGGAGGCGGCGAAACTAGCAAGATGAGTCTATATAATAAATTATATACGCTTTTGAGTACAACCAATCGAATAACAGATATAACTGAATTAAGAATATACCCTGTCTTGCTACCGCAGGGGGCTGCTGCAGCCTTCCCAGCGGTCACCTATCAGCGTGTAAGTGCGGACAGGGTGTATTCTTTGTCTGGATATAATACACTAGAAAACGTAAGAATACAAATAGATTGTTGGGCGACATCCTTTGAAACTGTAAAAGACTTAGGAGACAAAATGAGGCAGACTGTTGATGGAGCAACTGCCTTTGCATCAAACCTGATTTCAGATCAGGATCTCTATGAAGATGAGCTTGGAGTATATAGAGTTTCTATGGACTTCAGCTTATGGAACAAAGAATAATATAGGAGGAAAACATTATGGCATTAGAAGCACATGGAGCACGATTTTTTTGGAGTACATCGACTGTAAAGGCTACGGGTGCATCGTTGAATAGACTTCCAGAATTGATAAGCTATTCTGGACCAAGTGGTGGTGCGGCTGTGATTGATATTACACATTTTGATTCGGCTGCTCATGAAAAATTACAGGGATTACCCGATGAGGGTAATATTACACTTGAAACAAATTTGACATCGGCAATATCAGAGACTACAGGATGTTTAGCTAAAATTAGGAAAATGAGAGATGCCCGACAAGTAGGACATTTGACACTGAAATATTCAACGGATACCATCATTCAAGCATTGGGTTACATCATAAGCCTTACACCATCTGGAGCAGTAGATGATAAAATTGGCCTGAGCATAGTAGTCGAAATTACCGGAAAAGCTACTTGGACAACGGTATAATTATAGGGGGTTATTATGGCTTTAGAAGCACAGGGTTTATTAATCAGGCGGGCAGCTACTATATATGCTACATGCGCTGATAGCACTGTTATTACGGTAACAACGGGAACGACCAATGGAGTAGTATCAAGCGATGCTCCTACGAAAAATCTTGACACACTTGGTTTTACTGTTGGGATGCGAGTCCAAATAACTAATACAAGTGGGGTAGATAATAACACAGGAATATTCACTATTGGCACTGCGGCTGGTTCTGGCACAGTTATTGAATTTTTTGAAAAGGTTTCTATAGTAGGTAGTGGTGAGGATCTTACTTCATCTATTAGCCTTGTGGGGAGCAGCATGGAAACAATAGGAGAAATATATTCATTTTCTGGACCGAGTGGTGCTGCTGCTGTGATTAATGTATCAAATTTTCAATCGGTTGCTCATGAAAAGTTAGTTGGCATAAAAGATGAGGGACAACTTACATTTGAATTCACTTATTCTACCGTTGTTGCAGATCTCCACCAAAAATTAAATGCTGATAGGATTGCACGGAAGAAAAGGAAATTTGATATAGTATTACCAGATGCTGATTCTGGAAATGCTATAGATGGATCATTTATGTTTTTTGAGGGATATATTACAGCATTTTCATTATCTGGAGCTATTGATGATGCAATTAAAGGATCTATAACTTTAGACATCACAGATGAACTGCACTGGACACCAACATCAAGATAAATATTAAGGAGGGCGTAATGCTTACAAAAGAAGACATATTAAAAGCAGAAGACTTAGACTTTGAGGACGTAGAGATCAAGGAATGGGGAGGGTCTGTCCGTGTAAGGTGTATGACAGGTACAGAACGGGATGCTTTCGAGGCTTCAATCTACGAAATCAAAGGGAATAAAGCTAATATTATAAGGGAAAACTTCAGGGCAAAGCTCATAGCGAGGACACTTATTGATGAAAAGGGTGAGCGCCTATTTTCTGATAAGGAAATTAATCTGATAGGCAAGAAAGCGGCTAAATCATTAGAAAAAATCTTTACAGTTGCCCAGAAGTTAAATGGACTTTCCCAGACAGACGAGGATGAATTTGTAAAAAATTTAGAAAGCGGGGAAGAGAATACTTCCATTTCTACCTCGCCAAACAGCTTGGAAGAACAGTAAGAGAACTTAAAGCTTCTATTGATAGCAAGGAATTGTCAAAATGGTTGGCATTTCTACAAGTAGAAAATGAAGCTCCTGAAGACTCCCCGGAAAATTTGGGGGCAGATATTAAAGGGGCTTTTTTATTAAGAAAGGCACAGAGTGGGGTTTAAAAAGGGCTATATTCCTTGGAATAAAAATCTAACTAAAAAAAGTGATATTAGAGTTGCAAGAAATGCAAAGGCTATTCAGAAAGCCAATATGGGCAATTCTAAATGTGCCTGGAGTAAAGGTTTAACTAAGGAGACGGATATTCGTGTAGCTAATAATCGAGGAAGTTTTAAGAAGAGATATATCCCATGGATTAAGGATTTAACGAAAGAAACTAATGATAAATTAATCAATCTTACTGGATGTCCAAAGGGGACAATACCCTGGAATAAAGGATTAAAAAAGGAATCAGATTTTAGAGTTGCTAAAAATGCTAAATCTTTAAGCCAATCTATTACCGGTAGATCACTTTCAAAAGAACATAAAAGAAATATCCGATTAAGTGGTTTAGAACGGATTAAACGAATTGGATCTATTCAACCTGGATTTAATGAGAATGGATGCAAATTCTTTGAAATGTTTGATTCACTTATTGATACCCGAGGCCAATATGCCACAAATGGCGGAGAAAAGCATATTAAAGGATTAGGTTATTTTGTAGATTATTTCAATCCAAAATTAAAACTTATTATGGAGTGGGATGAATCTCGCCATTATGATGAAAATGGGCTTTTAAAAAAAGATGTGATCCGACAACAAGAAATACAAAATCTATATCCAGACTTTGCGTTTATAAGAATACGAGAATAATTACATGGCTAAAAAAATTGCATCACTGCAGGTAGATGTTTCGGCAAACGTAGCTAGGATGCAGAAGGACCTAGCTAAAATAAGCGGCAATATCAACCGATTTTCTAAAAAATCTAGCAAAACCTTTGCCCAAACCTGGCAAGGTTTCGCTGTGGGTGCTGCTGCTGCTATACATATTATAGGGAAATTAGAGCGTGTTTTTTCAAAACCCATAAAAAAGGCAGCCGAATTTGAAACCGCATTAGTGGATATGAAGAAGGTCACTTCCCGTGCCTTGCCATTGATTGAAAAAGAAATAATGAAATTGCCCTCAGCGTTGGGAACCTCGATTGATCTTATGAAGGGTTACTATCAGGTAATTTCAGCAGGAGTTACGGAACCCGTAAAAGCTATTGAGCTTCTGACAATAGCCTCCCAAACTGCAAAGGCAGCACACGTAGGACAATCTGATGCCATAAAAGCATTGACAAAAATGATGGCTGGATATGGGGATGAAATAAAAACTGTATCTGAGGCAGCAGACCTCTTGTTTGCAATTGAAAAGGAAGGACAAACAACTGTTCTTGAATTAGTTCCCATTATGGGTGATCTTGCTGCAATCTCCCATGAGGTTGGCGTAAAATCCAATGAAATGGCTGGTGCTTTAGCTCTATTGACCCAAACATCCGGCACTACAGCAGAGGCAGCGACAAAGTATAAAGCCATACTTATTGCGTTGGTTAAGCCCAATGAAAAATTATTAGAAGTTGTTAAAGGATTGGGCTTTGAATCTGGCAAGGCAATGATTGCCCAACTTGGCTTTGCTGATTCCATCCAGAAAATCAAAGAACATAGTGAGGCAACGGGTATTCCTCTTGGAAAATTAGTCCGTTCTGCTGAAGGTCTTATCGGTATTGCTGCATTGGGAGCAAAGAATTTCAAAGATTTAGGCGATAAAATAGAATCAATGGGGGAAAAGACAGGCAGTGCAGCTAGGGCATGGGAGGATTATGAAAAAACTTCTCAATCTGCATGGGAAACCCTTAAAGCATCAATTGAAAAGGTGACTATTGCTGTCGGAAAGGGACTTGCCCCAGCGACAAGGGATTGGGCAAGATATTTATCCGAGGCAGCAGACTATTGGACAAAATTGCTTACCAGGGAAGATATCGGTGGCATGCGTGGCGAAGTAATAAGAATGAAAATTGAAAAGCCTGAATTCCCCCTCTTAGCAGATGTGACACCTTATGATGCAAGCTTAGAATTTGCTGCTGAATACTATGCAAATCTCAAGGAATATTCAGAGAATTATCTTGCGATAGAAACCGAAAGAATGAATCAGCGGATTGCCTTTGAACAAGAAACCGATGCCATGCTCCTTGAATATAAGGCACAATATTATCTTGATGAAGCTGCATTGGCAGAAGCTAATTTAATAGCTGATATTGCACGAATGAATAAGGCTGCAAAAACAGAAAGAGACATAGAAAAAGCAACATTCAAATTCAAACAAACACAAGCTATGGGATGGCTGGCTTTTTCTGCTGATGTAGCCATGCAAATGCAGTCTCTAAGTGAAGGTCAATCAAAAGGTTTATTTCTCATTGCTAGG